ACAACATCCGTCAAGAGTAAGCTTGAGGCATATGAAGTCTTCCGTGAGTTCCTGGTGAGCGGATTGATTCGATGCATGCCCGCATCCGCCTGTATGGAGCTCAGACAGCTCATCGTGAAGTCCATCAACCCTGAAGCGCCACGCGGGCTGCACGACGATATGGCCATGTCAATGGCTCTGGCCTACAGATGTATGCGCGACTTGCCACGCCGTCAGGTGATAGGCTTTACCCGAAGCCTGATGGACAAGCGCCTGAGCTCAGCACGAGCAAAGCGCATCCGAGGTCAGGTCATCCCATGGAGAGTGGCTGAATGAAACTGGAACCAAAGACCGCCGCCCGCCTTGTGCAGGAACACGACCTATACTGGGACGACATGAGGCCGCGCCTTAGAAAGCTCAAGGCCGCATACGAGACGAACTACTGGGATCGAACCCAAGAGGCCCGAGGCCAGATCATCATCGAGACCTCGAGAGCGTATGAGTTCATCGAGGGCTACATCGCATCCTTGTTCTCGCGGAATCCGTCTGTTGTTGTCAAGGGCGACGTGCGTGGACGTGGAAACGCCATGAAGGCTGAGGCCCTGGTCAACCAGTTCTTGCTCAGCATCCGCTCCCAAGTCGAAGACGCCTCCCGGCTGGCCCTGATCTTCCCTTGTGCATTCTTGAAGATGAGCCCCGTGGATCACCCCGATCCATTCCGGCGTGTGCGTACCACACCCGTGAAGCCGTGGGACATCCTGGTGGACGACAAGGCTGACTCTTGGGATGACCAGCGGTACATCGGCCACCGATACTGGGTTCCACTACACAAGGCCCGCGCCCTGTGGGGAAACAAGAAGTACAAAGCACAAGCGAAGAGCGACTACCTGGACAACGACGTTCCTGATGGGGCCGGGGTGACAGAGTCTGAGTCTGACGACTTTGACAAGTTCATCCAGGTCGTTGAGTTCTATGACATGGTCAGCGACCGACTCCTGGTGTGGAGCCCGAACTACGCTGATGGAAAGAAGTGGCTCTTCGACGGGATCGACATCGACATCGAGGGAAGCACGGAGAAGATCCGACGCATTCCTTTCCGCACAGCCGACGATCACCCCATCGTTCCCATCTCCCCCGTGTACTATAGCCGGCTTCCCGACAACCCCGTGCGCGGATACTCGGCGTTGCACCGTGTGTATGACCAGATCCAAGAAGTCAACATTTCGCGAACCTTCCAAGCCAACGCTGTCCGGAAGGCATCGCGCCAGTGGCTGGTGGAGAAGGGGGTCATCGACTCAGAGGCCATGGCCAAGATCTCGCTGGGCCAAGATGGTGAGTTCATCGAAGTGGATCTGAGTCCAGGCCAAACCCTGGCTGGAACTGTTCAGCCTGTGCCACACACGCAGACCCCACCAGAGATCCAGCACTACATCGAGCAAGTCCAGACGGATCTCGACAGAGGCAGCGTCATGGCTCCGTTCACGCGGGGACAGGCATCAAGCCGCGCCACAGCCACTGAGATCACCGCACTGGCTTCCTACAGCCACTCCGAGGTGGGCCGGCTTGCCAGAGAGCGTGACGGGTCCATTGAGGCCATCTCCCGCATCTACATTGCGATGATGGGCCTGTACCTGGCTGAGGGCAAGAAGGACATGATCATCATGAACGGCAAGACGGATGTCTTGAGCCCCAAGGATCTGTCTGGAGACTTCTCCTACTTTGCCCAGGACTCCGGCTCTACGCCCATGTCTGAGGCCCAAAAGAAGGGGGAACTGCTTGGTGCCATCAGTCTATTGATGGAGCTCGGCGTGCCAGCCGACGCCCTTCGCTCTGAGGTTGTGCGCCTGCTTGACCTCCCAGAGTCCTTCAATGAGGCGATGCCAGCCGGGCCGGCAGGTATGCCTGGGCAGATGCCACCTGGAATGCCAATGCCCGCCCCAAATCAGTCCCCTGAGACCATGGGTCTCATGCCTGGGGGCCTGCCAAGTCCTGAGCAGATTGCAAGCGTTCTGCCCTCATGATGTACGAGTTTCGATGCCTCCAAGGTCACGTTACCGAGGACTTGTTTCACCACACGAAGCGCCCAGAAAGCATCAAATGTGAGATCTGCGGTACAGATGCACGCCACATTCTAAGCTTGGTGGCCAATACGCCGGGCAGATGGGGTGATGGCCGTGGGTACTACGACTCAGCACTCGGGACATACATCGAAAACGCCCAACACAAGGACAAGGTGCTGGCCGATAAGGGCCTGGTGCATGAGTCCGACATGGCGGGCGGCTTTTGTGACTCCAAAGTCCAAGATTCAATCAACGAGAAGAAGTCTCACGACCAAGACATGTCCAGATACCAAGCATCTATGGATAACCATGGTGATATGGGCAGAGCATTTGCTGAAACATTCCCCTCAGAGGACACCGCCTGATGCCCACATACCCACCAGCCCCCACAAATGGGGGTGACATCGAGATTCTTGAAGAGGTTGAGGCCGACGCGCCAGTTCCAGACGCACCTCAACTCCCAGGCTCCGTGGCACGGGCCGCACAAGAGGCAGATGACGCCACCGACGACGCCCTTGGGGCCTCATCCCCCGTGGGAGACTTCACGGTGGACGGTTTGAACACTGTGGTGACAGAACTCAACAAGTTGCTGCCCAAGTTTGGCATTGAAGAGCCATATGAGGACTTCACCGAGGACAGCCAGACACTTCCGCCAGAGTTCATGCGAATGCTGATGATGGTGGCCGCCGCCGCCAAGGATGCCGCCATGATGGACCTGGCACAAGACCTTGAGAGGGCCACCACCGACCAGGACATGATTGCATTGGCCGGAAAGCTGCGCGCACTGTCTGATTCTGCGGACTTTGAGCGGTTCCTGAACACGAACATGCCTGAACAGGAATCCGCCGCCCCGGAGGTGGCCCCCGATGAGCCGCTCCCCGCCGCTCCACCCACCTCCGGTGGCGGTCTCTCTACCGAAGACGAGGATCTGTTCGCAGCCAGAGTCTAATCACCAACCCGCACTCCAATGGAGCACGCAATGAGCACACCAGAAGTCATCGAGGCAGCGCCTGCTGTTGACGATACCCCCGCCCCTGAGGCGACAACCGAACCAGCGGGTAATCCCACTGAGCCCGTCCAGATGATCGACGAGGGTGGCCGCCGGTCACCCATGGCCATCAAGAAAGAGACCGACGACAAGATCGAGGCGCTACTCGAGGCAGCCAAGACCGACGAAGTCCTGGCCAGCGACGAAGAGCACACCGGCATCTCCTTTGATGAGACCCTGGCTGCGCTTCCAGATGATGCAAAGAAGCTCCTGGCCAACATGCGCCGGGATTACACGCAGAAGACCCAAGCCATCGCAGATGAGCGACGACAGATTGAGGCACAGCGTGCGGCACTCTTTGAGTCCGAGGCATTCAAGGCCCTGCAAGAACTGTCCAACAAGGAGATGGGGGAGTTCGATCCCTACAACCCAGACTCTGTTGTGGAGCACATCAAGCGCCAGGTGGCAGAGCAGTTCACTGAAGTCCTCAAGCCCATGCGTGAGCAGCAGTTCAAGGCCCAGTCCAAGGCCAAGCTGCAAGCGTTTATGTCTGAGCATCCCGACCTGAAGACCAACGACACCCTGAGAGGGAACGTCAAAGAGATCATGTTGGGCGATGAGAACATCCGACTTGAGCAGGCATACTGGATCGCCAAGGGTAAGTCATTGTCCTCGTCAACACAGGCCCAGGCTGAGGAGCTCGCCCGGTTCCGCACCGCCGCACGCGAGGCGGGGCTCAAGGTGTCTGGGGGTACACGAACAAGCGGGAACATCAAGCCACCAGACGGCCTGGACGCTGTTGGGATTTACCAGTGGTATGAGAGGCAGAAGGCTTCGCGCTGATATCGTGCCCTTGCGTTGTCAACATTAGTCCGGTATTGTGGTATCGGATCGACGCACCCCCTATGGGACACGCCAAGACCACGGCCCCGGATCGGGACAACCGAACAGTCTTTAAACGTGAAACAAGGGCCTATACAGGGCCCAATACCATAGGTGTATCTCATGGCTATCAGCAATGATATTCTTTCGAGCACCCTGCGAATCCTCCGCGACAAGGAAGTTGACAACCTTCACCGCACCACGCCTCTCCTCAGTGAGATTGAAGCGTTGGGCGGTGTTGAGACTGTTGACGGTGGATCCCAGGTGCAGCATCCGGTCATTCTGGCCGAGCACTCCAACATCACCCAACTGTCCACCGGCTATGAGCCTGTGTCTCTTGGTGTGACCGATCCTCTTCGCACTGCCAACTTTGAGTGGTGTGACTTCGTGGCCCCCGTGGTCATCACGAAGAAAGAGGAGCTGTCCAACAAGGGCGAACGTGCCATCATCCGCATCGCTGAGGCTCGCCTCAAGAGTGTGATGGGCATGCTCAAGCGTGAATGGGAGAAGCAGACCATCGCTGGTTCTTCGACCATCCTCACTGAGCTTCAGACGTTGAACGGCTTCGACGCCAACACTGGTTGGTTTGAAGAGCTGGCATTCGGTGCCCCGCAAACCAACACCGTTGGTGGCATTGTCAAGTCTGACTTCCCAGCCTCCTGGCAGAACCAGATGGGCAATGTTGGTGGCAACTTCTCGGCAAATGGCCTTGACCAGATGAGCAGCCTGCACGTCCAGTCGATGACATATGCCCCTGAGGGAACGATGGATCTGGTTCTTGCGAGCCCGACATCCTACGAACTCTACAAGAAGCAGCTCCAGACCCAGGAGCGGTACATCAGCGCAACTGAGAGCGTGTTGGACGGCGGAAAGCTGGCCCTCGCGTACAACGGAGCGAAGATGTTTGTGGAGCCAAACCTTGGCTTCGCAGCAAGCGTCGGAGGCACGAACGTGTCTATGTACTTCCTCAACAGCAAGCTGTTCCATGTCTATTACGACCGGGACGCCAAGTTTGCACTCTTGGACTTTGAGTCGGTCTCCGGGTACGCTTCCCGGGCAGCCAACATCTGCGTCCGTTCACAGATCGTGCCGAGCCATCTTGCGGCTCACGGCGCGCTCATCAACGCTGAAGCGTAAGGGAGGTAATCATGGCTCTTTCCATGCACAACGCGAAGGGACTCTCTGGGCTCGATGCCCAGGCAGAAGTCAAGTACTACACGTCTGGTGGCCCCATCACCACTGGTGACTGGGTGTCTGGCAACGGCACAATCTGTGTCCAGGCTGACGATGATGATCCGTCAACCATCTCGGCCCTTGGCGTGGCGCTTGACACCACTGCCGGTGCCGGTGAACCCGTCCGGGTGTGTGTCGCTGGTAAGGTGACTGCCAACGTCACAACTGGAACGACTGCTGGCTTGAGCATCACCATTGGTGGGACCGCTGGCCGCGCCATCCCGTTCGACAACGATGCCGGCGGTGGTGAAGGTGACGGTGGCGTCTGTGGCATCTGTCTCACGACTGCTGAAGGCAACTCGGCAACCGTGTTTGTCTCGCCGCGCTCGTACTGATCTGCCCACAATGACCCTCAGCCCGGCCACAACTGGGCTGGGGGTTTTCCCCATCTGAGGTGAGATATGCGTCTGACGGACATCATCGGCTTGGTCAAGACCGTTACCGACTATGATCCCACGGTGACCACATACGATGATGAGGTCACGCGACTCATCAACAATGCTCTGTTTGAGCTCTTTGCCGAAAAGGCATTCACCTTCGCTCAGAAGGAAACAGTCGCGACTGCCTATGCAGATGTGACGACAACGGGCTCCACAACAAACGGGTCCACAGATGTCACCGCATTCACGGTTGGCGCATCATGGATGGACGGCCAAGTCGCAGAGGTTGGTGGTGTCGAGTACGACATCGCCTGGATTGATGTGGCCACAAACACCCTGTATCTAACGAAGCCCTACGAGGGACTCACTGCCGCTGGGGTTGCCGTCAAGGTCAAGCACCGGTTTGTTGACCTGCCCCAGGACTGCGTATCCGTTCTCCAGATTGGAACCAGAGACCGCGTGGGCAACGCCAACCCGGCAGACATTGGTAACTTTGCCTCGCTCACCCGCTTTGAAGATGAGATGTGGGCGCTGCCGCTTGATGAGGTGGGCACATCTACACACTGGGTCCACCACGACGACTTCACTGTTCCATCTCCAGTTGGTATTGGCTCGTCAACACTTACTCCTGGTCCAGCCCTTTCGGTCGGCACAGAGTACAGCTTCGTCCGAACCTTTGTGTACGGCAACCGCCGCTCAGCCCCAAGCCCAGCCATCACCGCCACACCAACTGGTGGAACCCCTGGGATCACCGTCAACATGGCTGAGAACGGCGTGAGGTCCGGGTATTACCAGGAGCTCTGGGTGAAGTTCTCGCCATACAAGGCTTATAGGTCTGTTCCACCCGGAACCAGCTACCCGCCAGGGGCGGCTGTAACCGTTGTCCCCCTCGCACCCCCTGGAAACGACTGGCAGTTCATGGAGCGACTCTCCGAGGTGGACGGCAACTACCAGCGGATCCGCATGTATCCTCGGCAGGCGGTCGATACTGAGATCACTGTCCGATACATGTACCGGCCACCGATGCTGATTGAGGACACGGACTCCCCACAGTTCCCCGCAGCGCATCACCAGTACCTGGCCTACCGCGCCCTGTCGGATCTGTTCGTCAAGCACAACAACTTGCCTCAACACAAGATCTACCAAGACAAGGCCGAGGATGAGATCATCAAGTTGGAGCAGCGGTACATGACCGAGATCCCACGTAGATGGGTGAAGAACGGTGGAGACTCCAGCCTTGGTGGATACCGAGACAAGTGGGGGCCGTTGAGTCACTCATGAATGGTCAACGTGTAGAGATCACGCCGCTTGGCGGTGTTTCGGAGTCCATCCCGCAGAAGCCAAGCGATGCTTCTCGGATCACCAACTTTACGGTTGACAAGAGGACAAATGGTTGGGACTCCAGGGTTGGGTATGAGAAGTATGATCCACGCCCTGGCAACCTCTGGCGTCCGTTCGACAGCATGGGACGAATTGACTCACTCTTTATTTGGAGCAAGCATCAGGGGGCGCAGGATTGGACGGTGTTTGAGTCTGGTGGAACCCTGTACTGGCTTGACTCATCGAGCAACACGGGGGACATGAGGGCCCATGTGATTGATTCTGGTCGCGTAATCCCCGCCCCATCCGAGCCGGTCACGACCTATACGCCATTTGGCCGGTTCCTTATCGTTACCAATGGGCACGATAGGCCGATCAAGTATTCGGCATGGCCCGTCTGGATGAGTGGCGGATCGCCAATCAGCGTCCCGTCATACACACTGGGGTGGAGCGAGATCCCACCACAGCCCACTGTCTGGGGCGTTGAGACACAGGTCAACTTTGGATCGTCTGGACAGCATGTGGGGATGTGGACAGAGAACACCCTCGATGCTGGCATTCCTGCTCGAGACGATATCCAAGAGGCTGGCCTTGGATCCGCAAGTGTTGATGTGGAGAACACGTACAAGTACAAGGTTTCGTGGGTCAACAACGCGGGGGCAGAGAGCCCGTTGTCGTCATCGTCAAACGTGGTCAGTTGGGACTCCCCAAGCGCAGGTGGAACCTACACAGGTAGCCGCTTTATCACCAAGGTTGAGATCCCAGTTGGACCAAGCGGAACAACCGCACGCAGGCTTTACCGAACCCTGAACATGAAGGGCGGGGATCCGACCATTCCCGAGAACTACTACTTCTGTGTTGAGGTTGGCAACAACTACGATGAGCATGTGTTCGACCATGTTGGCGACCAAGCACTCGGGAGCCTCGCACCCGGGCTGACCGACTCTGTCGTGTTTCCGGCTTCTGCTGCCAGGTTCACCGCAGTCTTCAAGGGGTGCTTATTCCTTGATGGCGGAACGTCCAACGGGACAAAGATCTACTGGAGCAAGCCAGGCAAGCCCGATGAGTTCGATGTGTTGAACTTCATGGATGTGGGAATGCGGGACGCGGGCGAGATCACAGGGTTCTACGCACACTACAACTTCTTGATTGTTCTGAGAGAGCGTGGCATTGACGTTGTGCGTGGGACGTATGGCTCGTTTGATGTGACCCCCATCTCCCAGACGGTTGGGACAAGATCGAAAGACAGCGTCACTACCATCCCAGATCTTGGGGTTGTGTTCCTGGCACAGGACGGCGTCTACATCATGACCGGAAACATGGATGCTGGTGGAAACATTGATTTCCGCAAGATTTCGACTCCAATCAACAAGACCATCAAGAGGATGAACATCGACACCTCTGCACGCGCTGTCGCCGCATACAGCCAGAAGTGGAGAGAGTGGCACTGCTACTTCCCCGCAGATGGGTCGGATAGGCCAAGTATTGGGGTTGTTCTCCATCTCGACATGTTGGGCGGAAACACCACTCCATGGTCTGTGAGGGAGGATGTCCCTGTTGGATCTCTAACCACAACGATAGACGGAGACCTTGTCTTCGGGCATCACACCGGCTCTGCTGGGCCTGGCGATCCGGTCGAGTCTGGTTTGTTTGTCATCTCCAACCGTCGGGCATGCGGTGGGCAGTACCAGCTTGTGGGCCAAGATGAGGTTGTCGTAGACAACGCGCCATGCACGTCTGTTTACCAGAGCTCGTGGCTGGATTTTGGAGACAGGTCGGCAAGGCGGCGTGTGAACTATGTCTATCTTTTGTGCCTCACCATGGGAGACAACCAGATCTCCCTGACACACTACAAAGACAGGGGGCCAGATGGAACCCAGACCGTGGGCATGAAGCTTCAAAGGCCAGACCACATAGACCAAAAGGTGTTTGACTCTGCGGTTGTGGGGGAGGATCCATGGGATGAGTCCATGCTTACCCAGATCCGCTTCCCAATTGATCAGGGTGTGTGTTCCGAGTTCAAGTACGGTATTGAGACCATAAACGATCTTGTGATCCTTGGGTGGGCCATCGAGTTCACCCCATCTGGTGGCACCAAAGTCATTAGCGGGAAGCGGGCATGAGTAAGCGTTGGACGGTATTTGATCCTGGCTCAAAGAACATCGTGGATGTTGATGGGTTCAACGATGAATACAACACCCAAAAGGGTGCGCTGAACGGTGGCGTTGATCGCAACAACCTTCCAGGTGAGTACATCACCAGGGCACAGATCAAACAGGGGGCGTTCCACAAAACACACCTGTTTACAGGTCTGCTGCTTTCAGACGAGTCGATCAAACTAAACAACGGCGGCAACCTCCAGCCAGACGGCCTGGACTACAGCCTCTACAACGGTGGGTGGCGCAGGGCATTTGATCCGGTCCAGGTGTCTGGGCTCCGCGACGGGATGAACCATATCGAGTTCAACTGCTGGCAGTGGCAGTATCGGTTCACCAGCGGCTTCAGCCTGGAGCCCGGCGGGGTTCTTGCCACCCAAGAGAACCACGACCACTGGGTAAAGTGGCGCATCCTATACAACGGGATGATCGTCCTCGAGACAGGCGCCATGTATACACAGTATGACAACGTCACACTCTCGGCAGACTTCCCAATGATGGGCGGTGATGCCTCTATTGAGGTTCAGTTTGCGTTCGCGCCACCAGCATACAACGATGGCGATCCTGTCGATGTGGTTGACTCGCCAATGTTTACCTTTGCGGGCGGCCAGATTCTCCTGCTTTCGAGGTTCCGCTGATGTCACGCATTGTCAACGACAACCCCACGGCGGGCACAGCCGTCACATCAGCCGACCTGAACCAGAAGTTCAGCGACATTACCACCGTGACTTCTGGTGGTGTGGACCATGAGAATGTTCGTGCCGAGGCCATCGACACCACCAACCTTGATGCACCCACTACCAGTGGCCACATATCCGGCGATACCATCATCTTGAGCACGGCGCACAGCCACGAAAACGGATCCCGTCCCGCATATGGGTCGGTGCCAGGCTCTGGTCTCACAAGCTACAGCGCAACAACTGGCCCCGGACCAAGTCCGCAGTACCTTGCACACGGAACAGGATCCGAACTGAACCAAGCCTTCTCGATTGATGATGGAGAGATGTTGCGTGTTCATTGGCAGGTGTGGGTTGACCACATCGTTCGCCTTGGTGGTGCCGACATGGGGACCGTCCACCCTGCCGGCTCACACACCATTGGGTACGCCAGCGCGCGGCACCCATGCTGGCTTGTGTGGCTCCAGTGGGAGACATCGCCAGGCGTGTGGGAGGAGGTGCCTGGACAGGGTGACTTCACCAACAGCATTGGTGGGGAGAACGGAGACAATGTCTCTGAAACAGCAGCCACCATGGTTATTCCGCACGGGACGGTGATGTATGCGTCCAGATTCAACATCATATATACCGATGACGCCGCATGGGTGGACGAGAAAAACCACATGTTCCGCCGGTCGTACAACTACATCAACAATACCGGTTCGACCATCACCATCCTGGGTCTTCGCCTTGTTGTTGATGGATTGTACCACCTCAAGAGTCTTGTTGGATCCACCACCAACTATATGGTTCATGAAAACATCGGGTGGGAGACCACTGGTGGTGGGTCTGCGGACAACATCATCAAGCTCGGAACGGTCCACATAGCGTCCATGGTTATGAGGAAGAACTGATGGCATACACCCCCACAAAGGTATGGGCAGACGGGGACACGTTTGATGCGTCGGATCTCGCGTCCAACCTTGATGGTGTTCGCCAGTATGTCTTCAAGCTTGAGTCATCCGCGATCAAGTCTGTGGCGCCGTGGGCAGACTCAACACAGATCATGCGCGGCACATACGAGCCGTCCCCAAACCGCTATCACATGGTAAGCGGAATCTGGTCTGGTTCAGCCAGCACACCGTTTGATGGCATGTTTACCTACGCGGGGAAGTGGGACACGGGGATCATCGCCGATGATGCACTCCAGTCTCTTCCACACCTTTGTGTCAGCTACGAGCCAAGGAAGCCAAATACCGTTTTCTCTCAATGGTGGGCCAGCGCATCAACCTGGCCTTCGATGGGAACGGTTCAACGCTATACCGACTTCATGGTAAGCCATGGCCGCGTGACAGACCGAACACTTCCCGGCGTTATGAAGCATTCGGTTGCTCGCTCACTTAGTGAGTTGACCCCGCAAGATCTCCACATGCAGAGAAGCACGGCTGAAGTACAGGCTGAGGCTATACCAACCACGGTCTTTCGGCACCACTTGTATGGGTTTGGCTTGTTCGACTCTGCCCTGTCTGGTGAGTACGATGTCGGCGTCACCTACCACTCAACTGCACCAAAGACCCAGGTATATGCCTGGGGTATCTCACTTGAGTGCTTCTACCTCTAAGGATTCAGCATGGCAGTTCCAGTCACATTCCCACTTGCCGCAACCATCGCCAAGGGTGTTGGCACGGGCGCAAAGATCGGCTCTGACTTGGCGAGCGCCCTTGGTACATTCACAAAAGAAGACAAAGATCGCATGGCTGAGCTCCAGCGCATGACTGAGGTTGGCGAGTTCCTGACCGACGAAGAGCGCGCATCGTACTTCCAGGGTATCGGATCACAAGAGCGTGAGGCCTTCCAGCGTGGCATTGGTGACGTGTCTGCCTTTGACCTTGGTGGTGGTCGCTTTGTGGCCCAGCAGATGGCCCAGCAGGAGGCCATTGCCGAGAGGCGCGGGGAGGCCCAGAGCGACCTCAGAGTTGCAGAGGCTGCCGCCAAGACGGAAGCCAAAAATGAGATGCAGGAGCTTGAGACGAAGAGGGCCGAAGAGCGTGCGGCCATTTGGCAGGCCATTCTCGGTGGAGTCGGACAGGCGGCGGACTTCTACGGAGACACGGCATATCGCCTGGACGATGCCAGGGACCGCGAAGACGATCTAATGGACTTCTACGAGCAGAAGGCATCCTCTGGTGGGTCTCTGACGGCTGCGCAACAGCAGACCTATAGCGATATCCGAAACAGGTACAGGAGAGGCTGACATGCCTACCACAGCAGAGACATACCGGAAGACCTACGCCGAGAGGCACCTCGAGAGACTACGCGCCAACTACGAGCGTGCTGTAGAGGAGTGGGAGCGTGGGGCTGCGATTGACCAGCGCGAGGCCGACTGGATCGACCAGCAGATCAAGGCCCAGCACGACTACGTCTACCGCCTGAAGACGGCCGGGATCAAGTCTGGTGATGTGGCGAGCCTGGACCAGCGGTTCAAGGCTTCGGAAGCTATCGCGAAGGCCGACGACCGGAACAGGGGCAGGGCTGAGGCGGTCAGGAAGCGCATTCAGGATGAGCACAAGGCCCCTGAAGACATCATGCGTGCGCTCTTCACGATTGAGTCTACGCTGAAATCACAGTTGGATATCGCCCTGAGGTCTGGAAACATTGACTCCGTCCGCCGCGCCATTGATGAGCACATGATGTCACGGGGTGTTTCGGGGCCAAGGGGCGGGATGGAGCATCACGTCGGCCAGCGGGCAGACGCGGCGATTCGCTTTGCCTCCAAGCTGAACGAGATGACCGGTGGACAGTTTCCAGATATTATTGAGTCGGAAGTGGCCAATTCGTTTTCTCTCCCGATAGAGATGATGGACCCGGCTGTTCTCAAGATCAAGCGGGAGCGTGAGGAGGCGAAAGCTGTCCAACAGTCGCAGACAAGCACGGCTGATATGCGTGCTTTGCGGAATGAGATGGAGGACAAGGGGGCATCCCCGATGGACGCTGCCATGGCCGTTGACCCACAACTGAAGAAGGCCGAGGACGACCTGGCTGCACTTGTTGAGCGTCGGGAGGCCCTTGATTCTGGGAGGGAGGCCCCCACAGAGGAAGAGCTCCGCGCCCGGGCGGTTGAGTTGACTGGTCCCATGCTGAGCCGAAAGGCTCGGCGGGAGAAGCGTGCCCGCCTACTGTCCGGCCCCTCTGACGAGGACAAGATCATCGCATCCCTGACGGCGAGGGCAGAGACCTATCTTAACGAGACCGCCGACCCAGATGAGGATCACTCTGAGGCCGGAGAGATGGCCATTCGCCTTCAGGACATGATGGGCTCTGGTGCACTGGACCCGAGGGACATGATGGATAGGGCGACAGAGTTTGCCGGCAACGACATGGGCTACCGCGACGAGATCATCATGCGCGTCTTCGCCCATGACATGGCCCGAACACGCCGCAAGGCGTACCGAGACATCCCCGAACAGGTTGGCCAGGAGGGCCCAGAGTTCCGGGCTGTTGACATGGAGAAGCTTGCATCAACAGTCGAAGAGGTCGCTCCGGAGCAGCCCTGATGCCTACCCAGTCCGAGCAAGAATATATCGATCTCCTTCGTGAGCTAAAAGGAGAGGACGCGGCGCAGAGGGCTGGGGAACTATTCGCCGGGGGCGGGAAGCCCATCGGCCCAGACACTACGGTGGCAATGCCGGTCAGGCCGGACCAACCGGTACCACTGAACCTGATGTCTCCAGAAGAGGCCCTTGACCCACAAGCAAAGGCTATCGAGAAGTATGTCACCGCCGAGATGCTTGCTGGCACACCAGAGGAAGAGGCCAGGGACATAGCAGTCAAGCGTGTCGTTGAGCCGATCACCCGTGGCCAGACCATGGAGGGCGCCCCCGCCCCAGAGAGCCAAACATCACGCCGAGACATCCGCTCAATGCAGGGGTGGGAGGCCATGCAGGAGGCGTTCAAGCGCCAGGTTGTCTTGCCTGGGGCTGAGCGTGCCGAACAGAAGAGGCTTGCTGAGCAGATTGGCGCATCTGAGCGTGAGGCGCTGTTTGCCGAAGCGGTGGAAAGGGTCAAAGAAGAGGAGGTTCCAGGGCTTCGCGATTTTGTCGGAGACCTCGGCCCCGGGCAGGCACAGTTCAACAAGAGGGTTGTGGAGAGCTTCCATGATTCGGTGCGATCTCGGAAGCCACACTACATCAGTCATGCAAGGGACCACTTCCGAGAGTACATGGGCCGTGATCCCGAAAACGACGAAGAGGTAGAAGACCTAGGTCTTGGACTCTACAACCAGTTTGTGTGGGGCGTTGCCCCGAACATTGCCAGAGAGTCCAACGAGGAGTTTACCCTCCGGAATGTTGGGATGGACATTCTGAAGGCCGCTGGCCATGCTGTTGATCCAGAGACCGGGGACATTGTCGAGTCTCGGGCCTTGCAGGTTCTGCGGGATATGGTGGGGCTCTGGAGGATTGGCCTAAACAGTGCCGCCAAGGCCGCATCGTGGGAAGTTGACGAGAGCGGCAGACCGCTTGATCCAGACGACCTGACGCTTCGCGTGTCGAAGTTCCTTCCAGAGGCTTGGGTTGAGAAGCCACAGATCGCCATCCCAACCGGGACCGGGGCGATGGTGGTTCCTTTTCCGTTTGGACCATCCACCCGGACATCGGCGGATGCGGAGAACCCAGCCATTGAGTCTGGTGACTACTGGACAGATGTAGCGTGGGGCATTGCCAACAGCCGGTTCAGTGGCGACGACCTGATGGAGATCACGAACTACCAGCAGCAGTGGGAAGATCTTGGGTTCCCGAACTTCCCATACTGGGCCGGGGTGGCCGTTGAGTTTCCTCTAAAACTCTCCCCCATTACCCCCGCAGCTCAACTGGCCTCAAAGACTGGCACCGCAGTCTCGAGGGGGGCTGCAAAGGCCGGGATGACCAGAACGGCTGGCGTCATCGGTGGCATCTCCAGGCCGCTTCACACCATTGATCGTGTTCGCGCCGTAAACGCCGCAGGGGATGCTGTTCGTGGGCTACCCACCCAGGTGGCCGACGATGTAGCCAAGGCCGCCCCAGGGGGCCGCCACAGCACGCTCAGCGTGGCATCACAGCGTGTCGCAGACGAGATTGCACTTCCCTACCATCTGGCCGAGGGGATGCCGGGAAGCCTGAGGCAGTTGGATGAGGTCACGGTGCAGCCGTACTTGAGATCCACCGTTGTCAGACAGATCTGGGCAGAGACTTCCAAGGTTGGTGACGACGGGGTCAGGCGGGCAGAGTATGGGGCTGTTTTGCGAAGACTGCACGCATGGCGCGTGACCCAGAAGGCGGCCCGTGAGACCGGGCAGATGTCCGATGAGGTCAAAGCTGCGTGGGACATCGTGACCACGAGAGTTGCGAAGGTTGCGCCTGCCGCGATGGACTCTGCTGGCGTCATCACAACCAGGCTTGCTAAGCACGCCCGCGCCCTGAAGCAGGCCGTACCCAGCATGGCCGAGCATGAACTCACAGCTTTGGCCTACCGGGCAACCGCCAAGGATGCTGTTGCTGTGCGACTGGCCGAGCGTGTGCCTGACGACATGCACTTCTTGACTCCGTTCCACCTGATGTCCGGCAAGTCCATGCGTGCGCTTGGGCCAGAGATTGACGATGTGATGGTTGATGTCATGTCCGACCCCGCCAAGATCAAGGAGGCCCTGATTGATGCGATTGGGCCACACAAGGCGAGCACATCTCCATTCTGGAAGTCTGTCGTCAAGAACATCGAGGAGGGCGGTGAGCTTTCCGACAAGCAGAAGCTCTTTGCTGTGGCAGAGATCAAAGGTGACGTGGCGAAGCGCCTGGTGGCCAGGTCAGATGAGTTCCACCTCACCGAGGTTCTGGAGCCCGACCTCACAAGCGCCCTGACGCGCCGGGCAAAGACCCCCGCAGAGCGGCGTGTTCCTCTTGTTGAGGCTGGAACCAAGTTCGCTGACATCACATCCGTCATGCTGAAGCGGGTCTCACCGGATCTTGCAGAGCGCATGTCCACGAAGATGCCGGCCCTTGTCCGCGAGATTGCCAGAGATTGGCTGCCCAGCATGTTCCCACACCCCGTGGGGCGGACCCCGATGCGGACCATGGCGTGGATTGACGAGGTTGACGGCCTTCTTCAGACGAACATTGAGGGATTCAGGCGCGAATACGCATCGCTCATCAAGGCTGTCGGCCCAGAGAAAGCCATCCAAACCATGATTGACCGGACGCTGAAGCATGCGGGCATGCAAGACTTCAAGGGTGGGGAGTCGGTGAAGCGGTTCCTCGCCTGGAAGTCCATCCTTACCAAGTTCTTTGGCGGCGCCCATGTTCCGGATGACGCCATCCTGAAGGGGTACCTCAAGGGGAATGTGAAGACCGGGTCCGTAGAGGGGATCTACCCAATCACAGCACCACATGTGAAGGCCGTTATCCAGACAATCCGCCAGGCGGACCCATCCAAGCAGATGTCCGGAAAGGGCTTGAGTAGCTTTGGGGTAGACCGATTCAGCGCAGCGATGTTCGCGTGGATGCTCGAGGAGCGTGCGGCCAGGGTTGTTGATGTCTCACTGTCGAAGTGGCTCGGAAGGAACCCAGAGTTCAGGATGCTGATCAACAGCGCCACGGTAGCGAAGCCGGCCATCACAGCAGGGGCGCTGCGAGAGGCCATGGAGAGACGGGGGATCTCAGAGGCCCTTCGTGGATCACCGGCATTTGAGGGAGAGATCACAGGCGTAGTCAACAACCTGATGAGGAATATCGCAGGGAGAATGTCTGACGCCGACAGGTTCAACATTCTAAGAATGAGCATGTCTCGGAAGATTGCAACCGGGAATGTGTTTGAGACCCTGGATACCATGGAGGCCCTGCCCAGGGCGGTCGGCCAACTCCTCAGCAGGAAGTTCGTTGGCAAGGAGCTCAAGAACCTTGGGCTTGCAGATGACGTAATCCCAGAGGTGACCGAGGCCGTCATTGACACGGTCCAGGGCATCATCATGCGCGACTCAAACGAGGCCATGCAGCAGTTGCTGATCCGCCAGGGGATGGCCGCAACAGGCAACGCCGCCCAAAGGTCTCACATCGCCAACCGTGCCATTGCGGTTGAGTCGAAGCTGGGCCGCCGGCAGATGGCCATGGTGTACGGCAAGGACGCAGCAGAGGCCATCCACGCCATCACAGCAGCAGCCAAGAACGGGTCACTCGATACGGCGCTGAAGGCCCTGCGGGCGTCGGACGATGCCGCCCGTACTGCGGGCAGGCTTGGTGGCGCCAGGGGTGTCACCGATGGCCTCATTAAGGGGCTTATCTCCCTGCTCGATATGAGCAGAAGAACAACAATCTCTGGCCTGCTCGGTGGGTTCCCCCTGCCCAACACCCGCTTCTTGGGGCTCAACGCCATCACGGCGCCCATCATTGTCGCGCTAACGGTCGGGCCCAAGTTTGCCTTCCAGAGCCTCGGCATTGGAAGACACAACCGCCTGTACAACTGGGCTGCAATCAAGCTCGGCCATGCCAGCGATGTCCTGTTTGTTCGCGACGGGGTGAAGTGGACACGTAAGATGGTTGAAGACGCCATCAAGCGGAACAACATCCGATACTCGGCCATCAGCTACGAGTTCAATGATGTGATCATCAGAGACCTTGAGCGCATGGCCCGGATCAACAGTTCGCTTGGGCCCGTCAGCACCGCCAGGACCATTGGCCGGTACCTTGATCCTTCCCAAAAGAACATCTGGAACCGCTTTGCGGAGCAGACAGACAACTACTTCAGGCAGAACGTGTTTGTGTCTGCCCTCATTGCTGGACGAACGGAGAGCGAAGCTGCCAAGTTGGCCCAGAACGCACTGCTCGACTACGGGGCCGTTCCGCCCATCGAGCGCATGGTGGTCAACAAGGTTGCCTACTTCTATGCGTTCATGCGTCAGATCACCGAAGAGGGCGTCCGCACTGCAATCAAGGATCCGAACCTGTATAGGCGGATGCACCTTCTCCAGCGAGCCCAGCACAGGGACGCGGGATTGTGGGCCTACGAGGGAGACAGCGAGAAGCAGCGAATGTGGGTTCTCATGGGGGATGTCCACGACAACCACTACACGACCGGCCTGTACGGACCACACAACCCAGCCCTGATGGCGTTCGACGACACCATCACCGTGCTCGACTACATCATGAACAACCCCACCCCGGTTGGGCTCATCAAGGGTGCGAAGGCCGCAGCGAGCGAACGCCTCTACAACCCATGGTTCGACATCTTCACAGCCCTCTCAGGCTGGCACGAACGGGGGGCAGAGGGCCGCATAGTCCCAGACCACATTCTCCTGGCCGCGCACCAGTCTGGGATGTGGGACTCATTCCGCACAGAGCTCGGCATTGTTCCTGCTGTCGGCAAAGACCGGAGACCAGGAAAGGTTGAGGTTGGTGGAATGCAGTGGAAGTTCCACGGCAAAGAAGACGAGGAGCGGTTCCTGGCGTGGATGGCCCTTGCGAACATGATGGGCCTAAAGCGCAACATCGAGGACGCGGCGAAGATCTCCATTGCTGCGGGTCTGCACCCGGAAGACGCCAAACCCAAGCGCCTCGGAGATGGATCGTGGGCTATGGTTGCCGGCAATGTTTCGACACCACTCGCAATCCCTGACGACATCGCCAGGCAGAACAGAGCCCTCGAGAACGTCTACCGTGAGCTGTCCCGCCTGCGGGCACGATAAACCATGATACTCTTGCAATGTCAAGGAGGCCCCAATGTCTAATATCCGACCACCTATTTCCCGCTACACAGTGTCCTTTACGGGCGCTGACGCAAACGCAGAGGCCATCATCTCTGGCGTCCCCGAAAAGGGATACATCACCCGCATCCACGCAGTGAAGACTGCTGGTAGCGCGGCACACATCCAACCTGTGGTTGGCACTGCGACAAACCCAGAGGGTACGCTCGCCCAGATTCTGCTGGTGGCCGCATCGTCCGGCATTCACATTGATGAGGTTCCAACTGAGCCCATCCCCTTCTCGTCGGGCAGCAAGTTGTTCATCCGCCCAAAGCCTGATGCGGCTGCCGACAACGCCATCTCCATAGAACTCTTCATCGAGCCGGCAATCTGATGGCTCTTCAGTTTCCAACATTCCCAGGTGCTGGTGGTGGTGGCGGTGGCGGTGCCGCCCCAGACCAAGGTTTCAAGCGCGGCTGGCAGTATCTGGCCAAGGCAGATGCGACCTACTGGGCAGCTCAGCATCAAGACGCCCAAAACAACTGGTACAACAAGGTCATCTCCAGCAGCGATAACGGCACCCAGTGGGAGGTGGAACTGGACAACGACCAGTACACCAGCAATACCCCCGCAGGCGGCTACAAGGTAAGCTCGGCCATGGGGTGGGGCTCTTACTGGTTCTGGGATCTCCCCGACAATATGACCTTCAACAAGTCCAACAAGATCATCTTGAAGCTTGAGCTGATCGACTTCACCGTCCCCAATAAAAATGACATGGTCGTGCTCGGACTCGCTGATGTTGGGAACTCGGCGATGTGGGACCCCAGCCGATGGGCGGCAGTCGGCGGTTTCAGCAATGACTCTGTCGAGTCCAGCGGCAAGATCGTGCCCGATATTCGGTATGGTATAGATGCGGGAGGCTCCAGTCCGACTGTATCGAGTGCTGTCTCGGCGGCTAATGGCGCATGCACCATCGCGATCATCGAGATCACGAAGAACTCCAGCACCATCATGAACGTGCAGACCTCGATCTATAGGCCAAGCCCGACCGGGGGCGCGGCGAAGTTGGCAGTATCCTACGCCGCTTCGGCTATGCAGCCCGTTGGCGATCTCAAGATATTCTTACAGGTAGGCCGGACGGGAAACTCAAATAGCGACAGCTCCATCATCTTCAAACCATATTACATGGCCAGCACCGAAAAAGACGAACTGGACTGGGGGATCTGATGACTGAAGCACAAGCCCTCGCTTTCATGACAAACACCATCGTCATGTGCGAAGACGAAGACGGTGTCCTGTTTGGTGTGTGCAAGCACGATGACGATGACTCGGGACACTGCGTGATCCTGACGCCTGACCGACGCTCGACCTACACGCTGGCCGAGGATCTGGACAAAGAGATGGCCACAGCCGGGGCTATCGCAGCCATTGCTGGGGCCAAGCTGCCCTATGTGGATGGAGAGACGGCTTTGCTGCTGGCCCCTACCACACAGGCCCTGAACGCCGTGTACCCAGATGAGCCACAGTGGGTGGAGGATACAACCTCTGTCTGCCTTGGTGTCTGTGGGATGTATGCACTCTTCTCCAGCATGGACCGGGATGCCCTGGTGGCTGCTGCTGAAGGCAAGTCAAACCCATGGGTCTTGGTTGCGTGACACAGCTTGCGCCAAACTTCTCATTCTATGAGTTGGTGCGTACATCGCACCGAGAACTCTTGGATGTGAACGCTGAGCTCGGGCTTGACCACATGGACGAGCTGACTGCTTTGGCTGAGATGCTACAGGCAGTCAGGGATCGCTTCAGGTCACCAGTCTTTGTTCACTCTGGCTTTCGATGCCAGGCCCTCAACGAGGCAGTGGGTGGCAGCGTGTACTCACAGCATGTCAAGGGAGAGGCGGCGGACTTCCATGTCCTTGACGTACCCCTTGAGCGGGTGTTTGATTGGGTGCGCCTGGAGAGTGGGTTGCCCTATGGTCAGCTCATCCTTGAGGGCATCAGGAACGGTGAGCCAACGTGGATCCACATGAGCCTTGGTGAGCCATGGCGTAAAGAATCTAAGTCCAGACAGGCTATGACCTGGGACAAAACCAACGGATACAGGAGAGTCTAATGCTTTCACGCGGAACAGTCGCCGGCAATCTGGCAAGCTTTCTCGTAGACCAATCGGCTGCAAACGCTACCTATTCGCTCGTCAAGGGTAGTTCTACGGTGGTTTACTCGGTCTACGTTGACAACTCGCTCAACAGCCACGCCACATACCTGAAGATATACAACCATGCGACCCCGACCGTTGGCACAACTCTCCCTGCCATTCTTTTGAAGGTACAGGCGTCTTCCACGTTTACGCTGTTCTGGCCGGTCGGCCCAACGCTTGGCAATGCTTGCACCTTTGCTTGCGTGCAGGAGCCGGGAACAGCCGGAACAACCGCGCCAACCAACAACACCCGCGTGATCGTGGTCGCAACCTGAGGGACGAACAATGCCTTTGACTAGAACCTATACAAACGACCAACTCACGCAGTTTGCTTTCCGCATGGAAGACGTGATTCAAACAGCGAACAACAACATTTGTGGTGGCCCCTGCACTGTGTACTCGATGGAGATGCACAACGACAGCACAGGCGGAATAAAGTACGTCAAGTTCTGGGACCACCTGAGCCCAGAAGTCGGGGTCACGATCCCAGACTTCGTGTTCGAGGTTGTCGACAACTTCAGGAACATTGTGACGTTCCCTGGTGGGATTCAGTTTGCCACTGGTTTGTCTTTTGCTGCTGTTGCGACAGCGGCAGACAACAACGCTGGAGCCCCCGGCGCCAACATCCGCATCTCTATTGTTGCGAAGGTTGGATAGGAACCCAAGTCACAGCAAGCGATGACCCGGGACAAGATCAACAGACACACGAGGGTGACATGATCACAAAAGCATTCGATACATTCTTCTCAGCCACCAGCCGGGTCTCGTACCGGCGTCTGCTCTGCTGGGGTACTGGCACAGGCCTGCTCCTGGTGGGTCGCGTCGATGCCGAGGTGTGGTTGTACCTGTCGCTGGCGTTCATCGCTGGTGAGGCAGCCCCCAAGATGATGGGCGCACTGAAGAGTGGCAATGCCTGATTGGCTTCCATCTGCACTCGCTGCCCTGGGCCCCATCGTGGCCATCGTCTTTGCATACATATACGGACGAGATGATGGGAAGTCTTCGACATCCAAGAAGGTGCCGCAGGCCCCTGATGATGATGGGGTGAAGGCAGCCCGTGTGGTGATTGAGAAGGCCCTGGCCAAAGAGGTCAAGGTCATCAAGAAGACAACGAAGGCCAAGGACTTGGCGAGCAAGGCGAAGGGTCGGAGCCGGAAGTGAATGCCGCCCTGCTGCTACTCGCCTTATCTTCTGCGCATGGCTTGGAGCCTATCGCCAGACCGGGGCCTCCAGAGCCTGTGGAGGGAGAGTGTGAAGAGGCCATTGGCATTGAGCGTGGTGAGCTTGTACCTGCTGACCTACAGTTTGACAGTCGTGTCGCGAGGTGCAGTGCGGTTGCGCTCCCGATTTCGGAGATGCAAGACCTGTTAGCCACAGAAGCGTGGGCGAACGCCGTGAATGACAGGTACGTGGTTGACGTGGCCCACCTTGAGTGGCAGATCGAATGGTACAAGGATGCGCTGGTTGAAGCAAACGCGCCTGTACCTTTTTGGCAACAGCCCTACGTCCCGCTGGTCATCGGCGTTATCGGGGGTGTGGGAACCTGCATCGCCGGGGCCTACGCAGTCAGTCTGATACAATGAGAGGGAACCATGGCTAAGGAAGCATCTGCGATGATGGAGACAGTCCACAAGCTGATCACCGGTATCTTGGCTGCTGGTGTTCTTGGGGGGCTTACTTTCGTCCAAGAAACGAAGACAGAGATTGCATTGCTCAAGCGTGAAGTCGCTGAGATGAGCGCTGTATCCGACAAGATCCTGTCCACAATCGAACGCGTCCACCCCCGCCAGTAGGATCCACCATGCTCACAGCTCTGATGATCAGTGCAGCCCTGGCTGGAGACACCCCTGAGTCCGTGGAAGAAGCCAAGCAGATTAACGAGAATCTCCAAGAGATCCTTGAGCTGCTGGAGGAGGCAGAGGAGGGTGTTCCTGAAACGGTTGAGCCCGTAGAGCCTGTTGAGCCTGTTGAGCCCCCACCTGTCGTGGAAGAGGATTCTCTCGATGTCGACTGACTTGCTCGCAGCATCAATCGGGAAGATGTGGCCTGTTCTGGTCTTGGCTGCTGCGGCTGGTGGAACCATCTATGAGGTGCGTGACATGGGCGAGTCTGTGAAGGCAATGGCCCACCATCAGGCAGAGCCTGGCCACCCCGTGGCGATGGAGAATCTGGGGAACATCGAGGACATGGTAGAGCGGAACTCTGACAAGCTCGATGAGCAGCAGATTATGCTGGCCCGCCTGTGTGCTGCGGTGGGCTGTTAGCCCTGCTTCTTCTGGTAGCCATCTGCGTACCAGCCCCCACCCTTGAGAGCGAAGCTGGTTCGGCTGATGGCCCGCTTGGTTGGCTCATCACAGCTTGGACACCTCACTGCCCTGTCCCTGTCAGCCAGTGACCGCAGGTGCTCAGTGGTGAGTTGACACTCACCGCATCTGTACTCATAGATTGGCATACTCTCTCGCTCGCCGGATCACCACAGCGGCCCGCCTGGATGGTTGCTTGGTCAGGAAGCCCCGGCCTCTGCCTTGGTCGTACTGCACAGGCTCAGTGAACTGGTCAGCGGTGGGGTCAAGCACCTCACCCTTGGGGCCGGTCAGCCACCAGTGGATTGAGTCCCCGACGCGCAGGCTGGTGGGCGTGTAGCCCGACGAGCTTCCCCCCAGCAGGTGGTACAGCGCCTCGGACGCCACGTAGCAGTGGCCTGCCATGGGGTGAGCCCCTGGCTTGCGGTACTGGGGCTTGAGGAGGCTGGGCTCAAGGGCTGCGCGTACTTGGTCAAGCATCACGGAACGCCTTCCGCGCGCACTTGTCGCAGACTTGGTACTCAACACCTTCGATAAGGTGATCGGCGTCTTCGCCGGGGCGTCCGCACAGCGTGGTGCCATCTCCCAAGCCCAGGTGCATGTGCCCAGGCACGTAGCGTCGGTTCGGTCTGACAATCTCGCCACCTCCCTGGAGGAAAGATGCAAGCTCAGGCATCAGCTTGCGGAACTCGGCACTACCCTTGGGTAGATCAATGTCGGTGCTTAGTGTGAACATCTCATTCTCCTGGTGGTGTGTGGTGTGGGGCATCTGTGACGCCATGCCCCCCTGCGCGCCCTGTGCCCTCTCAGCCCAGATACAACTTCATGCTTGGCCGCCCTCGATAGTCTGTCTCTACCCGTTCCTCGAGCCGAGACCCGTAGCAGGTGCGGAAGTGAGAGCAGTATGTGCAGTTCCACGGCAGCGCACCATGCCCCTTGAGTGGAGCCCCGGTCCTCTTGGACAGCTTGGAGACCGGGGTGATGGGCTTCCCACTGGGCAACAGCCGGGGCACCGTCTCCGGGTTGGTGGATGTCGCCAGCCGCAGGTGCTTCTCAAGCAGGGTGGTGAAGCGTGGGTCACGCTGCGTCCACCATCCCATGATGGCTCCGCTGTCCTTGCCCAGCACCAGGATGTATGCGCGGTCCACATCGAGGGCGTACATGTACCCTTGGATCTGGAAGTAGTACCCCTCCTCGGGGGTCCACGGCTCACGGCCCTCTTCAAGAGCTTTCTGCCAGGTGGAGAACCCGTAGCTGGAGGCTGACTTCACCTCCAACAGATAGGTGCCGTCCGGCCCAATGATGGTCCCATCAGGGTGACCCTTGATCTCGTGACCATCCACATGCCATGAGATGGCCACCTGCCCGTCCTCCCGGTAGTCGCCCAGGCTCCACCCCTCCACGTCGGTGAGGGCATCAGCCAGTGCGGTGGTCAGCAGTAGCTCAGCCATGTCCCCCATGGCGAAGGTTGCACGAGCCCTCCCATCAATGCGGCGTCCGTTCTCAGGCACCCCGTTGTACTTGTATGACAGAGCCCTGGCACACTTGCCCAGGCTGGACATCCGCAGTGCGATCTCCCCACCGGGTGCTGAGTTTGGCTCAAGCTGCCGGAGGACTGTTGCCCCCATGGCTGCTGGGTCAGCGTTGATGGTCATGGGTCGTGGCTCTGCGAGCCTTCTCTTCACGAGTGTTGCAAGATCAGGAAGCATGGTTGGCCTCATTGACAGCGTCGGAGACAGCGAACACCAAGTGGTCGAGCTCCTCCAGGTCTTCCTTCAGCTTCAGTGCGGTGTCCCGCGTCAGGTCTGACACGGCGATTGCCGCCAGCTTCTTGAGAATGTGGCACGCTTTCTTGATGGCAGCGCGGTCTTCATCTGTGAACTTCATTGTTCTCTCCTGTGGTGGGTGTGGGTTTAGAAAGGGATCTCTTCAAGAGCGACAGGCGGGGTCTGCGTTCCGTTGGCCAGGTCCACCAGGAATGAGTCCCGGTCAGCCTTGGTCCACGAGGAGGGACGGCCCCAACCTTCCCGCTCACACCAGTCAGCAATGGGCTCATAGCTGGTGCCGCATGTCTCACCGAGGGTGGCACAGAAGGACTTGCTGTCAGCGTCCCACGATGGGTGGTGGTGTGGCTGGGTTGGTGTGGAGGTGGGGGCTGGGTTGGCCCGGCGCCATGTGTCGATCCAGATGGCTTCACCGCAGGCCTTGTCCTTGCACTTGAAGTCGGGGCCCCTTGGGTTGCGCTTGTCCACGCGGTTGTCCCACATCTCCTTGCCGCACTTGGGGCAGCCCTCTGGGATGTGGTCACCCCCAGCAGATGGGGCAGCAGCCCGTCGTGGGGCGGCTCGCTTGCGCGTTGTCACCACTGGCTCAGGGTCGGAGTCGGACTGGGACTGGGCCTCCGGTGGGAGTTCATCGTATGCCGTCATTCCGATGCCACAGAAAAGCCGCAGGCTGCGCGAGATTGCTCGTGTGCTAGCCATTCGGATGCATGCGTTGGCGATCATCTTGCCCACGTTCTGGGGGGAGGCGTCACCGATGTCGCTGTATGTTCCACGCTCACCAGTGGCGGTGGCCTGCACGATGGCCTGGTTGCGGTCGGCATCGTAGCTCAGCAGGGTGGTGGTCACACCGGTCAGGCCTTGCTCCACAGCCAGAGCCAGCAGCCCCTCATGGGTGACGTACTCGCGCCCTTGCAGGTTGATGATCTGCTTGCGTTGCCTCAGTGTGTCGAGGAATGACATGTTGTTCTCCTTGTGGGGTGAGGCTATACTACCCAGAGTAGCTGCGGAAGGCAAGCCAATAATAGACCGGGAGTATCAATGACCTTCAAAGAATGGTTGGAATGGAAGTGTTTGACGATGGAGGAGGGGGCCAAGCACCTTGGACTTAACAAGGCAACCTTTGCCAGCTACGTCTATCGTGTGAAAGAGCCCAGACTCACCCGTGCTGTGCGTCTTTGGCGTCAGACCCACCTGAAAGTTCACCCCCATGAGATGACCCGGAAGGTGGGGCGGAAGCTGATGGATGTTGTCGATGTTGATTGACATCACCATCCCTGGCAAGCCAGTTGCCAAGGGCAGGCCACGCTTTGGTGTGGTCAACGGGCGAGCTCGTGCCTGGACCCCACGCGCCACGCAGGCATGGGAGAAGCTGGCCGCTGGGGTGTGCCGCGCCGTGTACCAGGGCAAGCCCATCGACTTCCCCGTGTCCGTGTCGGTGACCGCCGTGCATCCCCGGCCCAAGAATCTGATGCGGAAGAAGGATCCCGATGGCCGCATGTGGCGAGCGAAGAGACCCGACGTGGACAATGAAGCCAAGGCATCGCTCGACGCCCTAGTGAAGGGGGGCATCTTGGAAGATGACGCACTCGTGGTGGAACTCCTGGCCCGGTCCATGGTGGCTGCCGTCGGGGAGGAAGCACACGTCCGAATCGTCATCACCAAAGTTGACGAGCACCCCATGTGAGCGATAGGTTCCCAGTGAGCAGCGCGTGGTGGCGGCTCAGTCCATCGGTCTCTCTTGGTTGACCGGTGGGTGTGGTAGACCTCATCATGCAATGGCTTGGTGGGGTCTTTCACGTTGGGGCTCATGGCTGCCCTCCAAAGGTAGGGGACAACAGTGCCCCCAGGGAAGACCCTGCTCTTGGCTTACCCCCGGCTTCACGAAGCTCACGGGCCCGCTCAGGGCCAACCTGGGCCTCCAGTGGAAGCTTGGATGTGTGTTGATCCGTATACCAGCATTCGATGTGGTTCGGCTTCTGCTGCCAGTGTGTCAGCATCTGCTTCCATGGGACGTGGGACTTCAGGGCTCTCCCCTTGTCGCAGTCGCATGAGCACACATAGGTGTCAGCGTGGAACGCGCCATGTTCATCGGTGCGGTGCCATGCCAGGTGGCGTGTGCCAGTGTGGCCACAGTCATCGCACCCCGGAGAGTCTCGTGTGAGGTCTCGGGATCTGGAGTCCTTCAGCAGGTCCAGCATGTTCACCAGCTTGGGCATGTACTCAGAGGTGCGGGCGTATCGCCGTGCTGCCTCCATGATCTCCTCGGCATCATACTCACCGAGTTCAGTGCGCCATGCACCAGCAAGACGCAGGCTCCGCTCTTGGCTCCATCCAAAGACATCACCCAAGAACATCACGGCAGGGCGGCAGGGATTCTCTTGTCGGTAGCTCATCGTTTCTCCATCAGGTTGGCGTACTCAGGGACATACTCATCAATCGCAGCACCAAGCTTCTCGCTGTAGGTCAACTCAGTCTCAGACGAGAAGTCCAGGTAGGCATCGAAGTTCTTTGCCCTGAAGAGCGTGTCAATGGTGTGGTTCTCTCGGACGTAGACGGCACGCTGGTGCCTTGAGGTGAGCCACCAGTCAATGACTTGGAGCACCTCCTCTTTGCTGTGCTCTTTCACTCGGGCATTGAGGGCACGTCTCCTGGATGTGGTCAGCTTCAGCTTCCGTCTGCCCTTGTCTACCAGACGTGCGTTGATCTCATCCCATATGTCAGACCCCTTGGGGGGTAAGGTTTCTTGGGAGGTTTCTATTGGCAGGGTTCTCTTATAGGGTTCGGGAGCATCTGCTGCTCCCCCCCCAGGCATCTCCTGCTCCCCCACCCCGGCATTTGCTGCTCCCCCCGGAGCATCTGCTGCTAGGGGAGCATCTGCTGCTAGGGTCAAGGTGAGTTGATACCGTGGTGTTTTGCCAGGAAGGCACTGTGTCATGTGCAGGTACCCAGCATCCACGAGGGCCATGCGGTTGGCCTGTACCGCTCGCACCTTGGCACCCGTGTACGTGCATAGGGTGGCCTTGCTCGGCCATGCCACGCCATCTTTGTTTGCGTGCTCAAGGTAGCCAAACAGGATCAGCTTCTGGATTGGAGGCAGGCATGCCTCAAGGATGGCTCGGTTGAGCTCGCGCTTTGTCATGGTTCTCTCTGGGTGATTGGTCGGTGTAGCAGCACCACTTGCAGAATATCACAACGGGCAGGGTGAGGGAACCCTCCCCACCAATCACGAAAGGAAGGGATCCCTGGGTCCATCCCGCCGTGAAACGGTTGGCCCCTGCCGTCGTGTGGATGGCGCTGCAACGCCACCACAGGCACTTCTCTCTATCAGTTCAGCCAGCAGTAGACACGATAGACCATGCCGTCCAGGTGGAACCCAACGAACGGGTCATCCATTGAGGTCAGGCGTTCCATCAGGGTCCACCAGTCCTGCACCTTCTCTTGCTCGATGAGCTCACACGGGGTGAACACGGTGTCATTGTGGCTGCCCCCTGCATCCCCATCTGGGCGTGGCTTCACACTGAAGAGCCGATAGTGCCCATCAGCCAGGCTCTCTCCATCCATCCAGAAGTAGTCACCCTCTCCACTGCCAGCATCAGCAGCAGACCACACTGTGGTGGAGGCTGGCACATCCAGGAATACCCCAGCCACCCCCTCATCCACCACGTAGTCGAAGGGGATCCACTCACCCGCAGCGTTGCATGGCATGAGCCCATGCCTGCGTGCGGCCATCAGTATCTCCTCTGGTGTGAGCCTCAGGTCACCCCATGCCGACATGGGCACGGGCCCCATGCTGGGTGCGAAGTCTATCGGTGTCATGGTCTCTGGTCCTCTCATAGTGTCGCCAGCTTGCGTAGCCACTCAGCACGGGGTGTGTCTCCCCTCCGCTTGTCGAGCTTCGCCGCATCTGTCGGTGACATGCGGACGAACACGACCACGGTTTTTCTATCTGATGGTGGCAGGGGTGGTCGCCCCATGCGCTTGGGTGTGGGTGTGGTTGTGTCTTTGGACATGGTCTCTCTCTCTTGGTTGTAGATGTACAGGGGCATGGTTCAGTCCATCAGACTGAAGGCATAGAGCACGGCGATGTAGGCCAGCAGCATCATGGCGGATTCACTCGCCATCTTCATCACCATCATCATCATCGTCGTCGCAATTGCATCCCTCGTGTTCTGAGGCGTGGTACCACGCCCCACACTCTGAACAGTTCAGATAGTAGCAGCCCCAATCATCGGGCACATTCCCGCTCATGCTGCACCCCCGTTGCGCGCAGCGGTTCGGGCCCGTGCATGCTGCACCCTCTCGGTGTGTGAACGGGACAGGGGACCGGGGCCGCCCCATCCCCCACCGTAGCTGCTGGCCGATGGGATGCGTGAGCCCATGCACGGCCTGGTTGGGCGAGCTCCACACTTGGGGCAGGTGACGTTGATGGTCTTGATCTTGTTCATGGTTTCAGTCCTTGTTTGGTGGTAGGGGCAAGCGCCCCGTCATGGTGGGTGTGGTTAGTGTCAGCCGGCTATGATGCCGACTGCCTACCGGGAGTATAGCACAGTGGTTGTGGTTTGTGTATATCACAAAGTGCAGAAGATGAAACCGAGGGCAGCGCCCAAGGCGATGGCTAGCATTGGGTGTGGCTGGTAGGTCATCGGTTTAGCCACGTGTCGAAGTCTACATAGGGCAGGCCTAGGTCGATCATGGCATCAACGTAGCAGTTATATCGGTCTTTAAGTGTGCCTCTCATGGTGTTTCCTGTGGTTGTGGTGTGGTGGGGGCGTGAGCCCCCGTTGGGGTGAGTGTTTAGGAGGATGCCCGGCGCTTGGCTGCGCCTACTGCACCATGTAGGGAGAGATACCAGCCGGGTCGCTTGGCGCCCTTGGCCGTGCCATCGCATCCGCCACAAGTGACGCACGTGAGGGCGTTGGATTCTGCAAGGCACATCCGCAGGCCTGCATCCTGAAAGCCGGCGTCAAGCTCAGGTGATGCGCTCGCAGCGAATACCCGCCATCCCTTGGATCGTGCGCGTAGCGCGTCCGCAGGTGTGGAGCATGAGGCCATGAACAGGTCAGCCCATGCCGAGTCAAGCGTGCGCCATGAAGCCGTGTATCCCATCCATCGTTTCGCATGCTTGGCCATGGCTTGCCACACATGCAAGGGCACGGCGCTTGGGTCACCCTCCATTCCAAAGCGGACCACGGCACCCGCAAACATGCGCCCACCCATCACGCCCGGGTGTTCCGTGGTTGCCATGGGTTGGCCATGTTGCAGCCTGCGCACGGCGCCTGCCCATGCATCCGCAAGGCGCGCTTTGTTTACGTAGCAGGTGCCATCGCCTCCCCGTGGCTTGCTACGGTGAATGCATGCATCGGGGCAGACAGCGCCGTCAAGGCCTTGTTTCCATGCATCCATTGGGTTCATGTCTTGACGCATGATTGATACTTGGATCGCGTCCCCTGTCTTGATATTCCCGCTTGGGTCTCGGACACAGCTTGCGACTACCATAATCGGGGTTCCGTCAAGCTGGGATAGGCCCGCCCACACAACGAAGGATGTGGGAATATCGGCTACCCGTGTCAGCCCAAGCATGGTCTTTAGATGTTGGCGGTATGGCTTGCGCCACTTGTTCTTTTTGATGGGCATGGTGGTCTCCTGGCCAGGGCGTAGGTGTGCCCTGAGCTCGTGGTGGTTTGGTGGGTGTGGTTGGGTGTGGTTATCGCTTGTGGTACTTCACACGCGTCGAGTCTTTGCAAGGCCACCCGTTTAGGTATGAGAACCCGCGATAATTGCCGGTGGCGTGGAGCATCGACTCAAGAAGGGCAATCATCCCGCACCGTGCTTCCCTTGAGCAGGTGCTATGCTCTAGCATGTGGTTCGCGGTGTCGATCAGGTCTTCTACGCTGGTGGTTTTACGTGGTCGCATGTCAGGATCCTTTGGTGGGTGTGGTGTTTAGGCTGGGCACTTGGTTTGGTGGGTCCACTCCCACCCGTCGCAGGCATCACAGAGGTACTGCCCGTCGAGCTTGCTTGTGGGGTTGAATGCGATTGGGCTTAGCAGTGGGTTCTCGCAACCTTGCGTCGTGCATGGTGTGCTGTGGTTGATCTGGATCTTTCCAGAGGCAATGAGGGTGGCTAGTAGGCTGTGGTCTCTAAGCATGTCAGGATCCTTGGGTGGGTGTGGTGTGGTTGCTGTAC